CGCCATGGTTGCGCCGGAACCTGCACCAATGATAGCGGCATCTTTCAAACGCTCTGCTGCTTCTCCCCAAGTCATTTCAGGATTGATATACCCTTTGTCAATACCAGCCTGTAAAGCTGCCGTGACAACTTCTTGAGCGCCTTCACTAAGCCCTTGCGTTATAACTCCACTACCAGAAAGCATTTTACCAAGTGGCAAAGCTGAAGGGATAACTTCGGCAACAGATTGGAATGCTGCATAGGCTTTTGCGTCTTGTTTAGTTAATCCTTTTTCACGCCCGGCGCCGTAAGCGTCACCTTCAACTTGTGCAAGCATAATACCCAAACCAATATCCGGACGTTTACCAGCAATAGAAACGGCCAGCATAGGAACCATATTTAATATTGAGCCCACACCTTGCTCAATATAATATTCAGTTGATCCCTTTTCTGCTGTGCTTGGCTTTATTTCATCTTTGGCTTGAGCTCTAAGCTCGATGCCTTTTTTAGCTATCCAGCTTCCGATACCCTTGTGCGCCTCATGTGCTTTTGAGTATTGATCATAGCTTTCGAATTCAGTAGGGTAACCCCATACATTACCCTTGTTTCCCATCATTGAAAATTCAACAGGATCGATTAATTGACGGCCTTCTTGAGCTTGCATTAAACCGCCTAATTGCGATTTAAACTGAGGCAATACGTTTTGACCGGCACGTAAAACACCTTTACCAATAGCAGAAAGCTTTTCAGTAACTAGCTCTCCCATTGGCTTTTCAACTTTAGGTGCGGAACCAGTGAAAGCGTCTATTTCAGTTGGTTCTTGAACTTGAATTTCTGAACCTGCACCGTAACCAGTTGGCATTGGCTCAGCTTTGTATTGATCAAAGCCAGCAAAGGGCTCTTGTGGCTCGGCCTGAACCTGATCGACTTCAAGCGGTTCAGGTTGATAACCTATTTTTTGATTAAACTGTTCAAGTGGAATATCAGAATAAAACTTTCCATGCAAGGCAGTGACTAGATCACTATCTTGCATGTCTGAGTATTGAGGGTTTTTTTCTCTAAAATCGGCTATGAACTGTGACACGCACGCTCTCCTTTAATTAGTTACGGATACCCAATGGATCATTAGGGTTAATGTCATTTATTGCACCAGGTTCTTGAACATCAAGCCCAAACTTTTGAGCTGCCATTTTAACAGCTTGTGTACGGGTTACGCTACCTTGTTGAAAAATCTTGGTCGCTTCAGTTGCAATACCCTGTACTTTATTTCTAACAGTTGGATCCAGGTTGGTAATATTTCCAGCCTGATCAAATAGACCGCCAAGCAATTCAGCCGATTGACGATACATTAAGCTTTCATCACCTGACTTTAACCCACCTTGACCACCTTCGCCAGCAACCGCTTTTACAGGTCGTTGCGCGCGTTCAATTTCACGGCCACTTTTATAAAGTCTATCTTCACCTGCAAAACTAATAGCTTTAGGGTTAGCCAAGATCTTATCCATTGCCATAGATTTAGACAATGACAATTCAACAAATTGAGGGTCGTATTGTTCAGGTAACTTAGATTGAACATCATGGCCAACACCTCCACGCATTAATGTATATCTGCGTTGCTGTTCTTCTGGCGTTTTTGCTTGTAAAACATAGGCCGACAATTTCCCGATTTCATCAACTGTTTTTTTAGTTGCTGCAACCTTCCGAACGTCCATCTTTGAAACTGCATCAAGGAATGACGGCGCACCTTCAGGATCAAGTGAAAGCAATTGCTGTTGTGCATAGATATCACCACCAGCCGACTTACCACGCAAATCAGTTAAAACATTTTTGCGTTCAGTAGCCACACGCTGCCGTTCTGGTCGTTCTGCTATTTCTCTCTCGGCTTCGCCAAGCTGTATAGTTGAAAGCGCGTTACGTGTACGCGCACCCTTTACCGCTTCTGTATCTCGGTACAACTGCCCTACATCAATTCCAAATCTATTAGCCGCCATTGGATTACGCCCCCATTTGTTTGTATGCAAGCCAGTTTTGAGCCGCTTGATTTACTGATTGAGCAGTTCCCTGATAAGCACTTGCATTTGCATTGCCTATATTTTGCTGCGCTTGGTTTTGAGATTGGCCCAAGTTAGCCATTATATTTCCTGAAGTAGATGCAAGCTGGCTAGTCGCTCCGGCTTGTCTAGCTGCTGATGATTGACCGCCTTGTGACAGTTGGGAAAGAATATTGAACTCTCTATTTTTCCTATCTGCTTCTGATGCGTACTCATTAACATCTCGACCGTATTGAGTATTAAGTTTATTTACGTCACGACCATATCTATCAACCTCTTTTCCGTAAAGATCTGTCTGCCTTCCTGATTCAACCGCATATTCTCCCAAGGCTCTTGAATAAGCGTTACCGTACTCTTGACTAGCCACGCCTTGCCCGTACTCTTCAATGCCCTTGGCTTGCGCACCACTAAGTAAACGGCCTCTTGAAGCTGCCGATTTATCACGCGCTTCAATACCTTGTTCTAGCCTGAATTTATAGCCAGGGTCTTTAGTAACATCTACCTTTGAAGGATCAAATTTGCCAACGTCAAATTGCTTTGCGTCTATCCCTCTTGGATCAAACTTACCTGCAACAAACTTACCAGGATCAAAGGCACCTGATTGAACTCCTTCCCATACATTAGTTAAGGCTTGTTCGCCAACATCACGCCACGGCGCAAAATCTTCACGCTGCTGATCTGCAAGTTCTTTTTGGAGTTCGATATTTTCAGTTGAAATTTTTTCTTGTGATTCAACTCCGGCTTCCACACCTTCCTTTTGCTCTTTAGCACCTATCGTTGTTGCTGCAACGCCAACCACGGCACTACCAATTATTGCGGCTGCTACTACTGACATTATTCCCCCTTAGAACAAACAGACTTAGCATGATCAACTAACGTTTGTTCGCAATGAGCCATTTCAGCCATTGCATTTGATAGCATTAAATTGAAATCTTCCAACTCTTCAAACGAACCACAAGTTAAAAAATCATACATTTTTTCAGGATTACGTTCTTCTGCTGAGTGAAAGGTTATCCAGTGAGTATCTTCATGCGTATAGCCAGCACGTTTCTTACCTGCTTTACCTTCCATGATGTTAAGGCCAGTTAAGCGCTTTACTTCGCCGCTATCGGTTGAAACTGTTACATCACCACTAAGCATAATATCAAAATGGTCAAACTTGTGAATTCGTCCAGTTAACAGAGTTCCTTTAGGAATTGTTATTTCACGCGCATAAATACCACCTGAAAACATGTGGTTAACAGGTATATCAACTTGATCTTCCTGAAGCATAGCTAATTCAAGAGATTGTAATTTATCACGGCGCTCATTTGTTGATATGGCACAAACCGCCTTAACAAGTGATAAGGAATGTGTTTCGCTCATTAATACATTTGATTCTTTCATTCGTTTTCCTTTGAATTATTTTATATGACCTTGAACACCAATCTCAAACGTATCAAGCCCTGTTAAATTATCTTGAATAAGAAACTGAAGCTGATCTCCATTGTCTCCATTTAATTCAATAGAAGTTCCAAGGTTTGTAAATGTAAATCGTCCGGTTGTTCCAAAATCCCCGCCTCCGCCTGATCTAGAATCAAACTTAACATCATACATATCTCTTGCCATATCACCGTTTGTTTTCCAATTTGTGTATGTAATATATGCACCGCTTCTAAATACCCGCCCCTGTAGTCCATATATAAGAGCTGGTAAACTCCCAAACTTACCCATATCACCAGCGGATCCATGGGTCATAGTTATCATAATTCTGGTTAGGTGCCATACCTGTCCGATAGGAGGCGCTACTTTAAACACTGTTGGGGTGGCTGGAATGCCTAGTACGTTCATTTCGATAGGTACGGATTCTATACTTGTTCCTATCGGAAAATTTCCATCTATAAGTTTATCTAACGTGATCGTATTACCAACTATAGCAACTATGGTCGGGAACGTTCGATCACTAGCTGCAACTAAGTTTGTTATGCTATCACCAATTGAAAACCCAGTTGAATCAACTAAAACTATATCCCTATCCTGTGACACTATAGCGACAGCTACGGTAGACTGTGCAACTACATCACCATAAACGTGAGTTACTATCGCAAACCGCACAGCGTCCTTTACCTCTATAAATACAGCGTCACCATCTTCATTTAGAGGTCCAGCCACTTCAACGGGTAGTGGTTCTGTTGGCAGTATTACAGGGAGCGGATCGGGACCGACTATACTCACGTTTATAGGATTAAGCGTTTGCTGCGCTATGTTTACGTTTAGCGGATCTGGTAATACATCTCTTGACATTATATGGTGCTCCAATCTGTTCCATTAAAAACTAAATACAGGCTGTAGTTTATCACGTTTAAAACTATGTCTGCATCTCCATCAATCAACCCTATAATGGTAACTTCTGCATCAGTTCGCTTAACTTGAATTTCATCACCGATAACAGGAAGTAATTTTAATGTCACAGTTATTGGAGTTGTATTTTTACATATAGCAACCTTAAACTCTTCAAGTGTAATATCAGTGGTTACATTAACAATATCAAAAACACGATACTCTAAAGCTACAACTCTTTCCTGAAGATCAACAATATCCTCTTCATTCTTTGTAACTCTAAGTGCAAGATCTTTAATATCGTCAGCGTTAATCTCTATATTTTCAACATTTTTAGCAATGTCTTTTCTGTTCTGCTCTACAACTAATGTTAATTCTTCAACATCAAAAGCAATATCATCAATAGAGTTACCACCTTTGTAAGCTGTTCTCTTGTATAGGTCGCGCATAAAGATCGACCATGCGCGGCTTATGTGGCCTTTCTGATCTATAACAGGCGCATTTAATGGTGGCTGTGATACTAAATTTTTAGTTGCCATTATCTTGTCTCAATCCATACACCGCCAATATCTAGCGGAATAGGATCAGAGATTTCAATTTTAAAAGTAAACTGCCTTGCACAACCAAAGCGATTTACTTTAGCGCGGCCTAAGTAGTTACCTAATTTTCCAATTTTACCAACCTTAAAACTCTGGCTATAAACATTGCCACCATCTTTTGAAAAGTAAACACGCAACTCAGGATCACTACCTTGCCCTGAAATTAAACCAATGCCAGTGCCCATATCGAATTCAAGACTGTCAATTGTTAGGAACTCGCGCCCATTATTAACAGTCGGGAGAATAAACTCTCTTACAATCGGATCACCATCATCAGTGTAATAATTACTTATCATCTGGTAAATGCGCCCGTTTTGAAAGTCACCGACTAAAGTTTTTCCATTTATAAAAATAGAATTGTTTGATTTGTGGCGCTTAAATTGGTAGCTGCTCCTTATATGCCATGATCCAGTTGAAATATCAAAGCACCAGGTTAAAGATCTGCTTGGTATTGTTATCACGTAAAATAAGTGGCCTTCTTCCTGGTAAGTGTAGGCGTAAGCATTTGATAAGTCAGTTTCACGCAAGGTTTGTTCAACTGCATGAGTGCTTATTCTTATAGGTGTATAGCCTGACATTTGATAAATCATTAAATCAGAACCAATAAAATAAATCGTATTGTTCTGTTTTGCTATTGAGTAAGGAGCCGCACAACCTTTCTCAACAAATGCACCTTGATTTCTCTCAAAAGGAAAGTCTGCAGAACCGGAGTTATACCATACCTCTATGCTTTCGGTTCCAAACAAAAACAATTCACGGTGATCACTTAATACAGCGACTAAGTTATCCGGTTGACCTTCAGCAGTTGCAAAGTCTAAAGGATCAAAGGCTACATTAAGAAGCTCAGATAAAAAGAACTGGCCAGTATTAGCGCGATTAAAGATAAAATAACCGTCTTGATATGTAACTGTTGTCGAAGGATAAAATCCATCAGCCGTGATTTCATTGACTTCCTTAGTATTGTCATCGTAATAATACCCCTTTGAACCATCGACCATTACTAGCTGGTTTCCATTGTCGGCAGTTACAACTCTACCAGTAAAGCTAACATTACCAAGCTCTTTAAAAGTTCCGTTAGCAAATATTTCATATAGCTTTGTTGGAGTAACGGCAAATGCGCGGTTACCGATTTGATGAAGCGCTTTAACTGGATGCGTAGGAAGTTCAGCAAAAAAGGCAAGCCCAGGTGTATTAATCAAGTTAAAAGGGTACTTTCCGCCATCGCTCTTGCGCGGATATATGTTAACTAATATATCGTTACCGGATATATCACCCTCTGCTGTGTTTGAGGTTAATGGTATTTGTCGCTGTGGGCTTTGAGTTGCCATAATCAAACACCTTGGTTAATGTCAAATGTGCCTTTAGCTCTACGAGGATTAACAAGCGCTCTATCCATGCCTAAAACTAATGGTCGATAGTTGTTGCGCTTAATCCACTTCTTGCCTTCGGTAGCGGTTACAGCAATCATACTTGAAGGTTGTTTACCCCATTCATCGGCTAAGTCCATAGCCAAGTTATAAACAAGCGTTCTTTCATAGCCTGGTGGTAGGTTAATAACATCAGTTAATGAAGCCGTTGTTAATATTTCGCTTAATGGCTGAATGACTTCAAGGTGAAGGGTTTCACTTGCATAAGGAACTGACTCAAACAAAATTGTATTTAAGGGCCAGCCTTCACGAACATAAAAGCGAGAAGGGCGCGACTCGTTTGTTTTACGACTAATACGGTTATATGTTTTAACGTAAATAGCCTCTTGTGGGTAATCTGTTCCGTATTCATCACGAATAAGCGCAGCTATAAACTTCATAGGGCGCGATGTTTCAATATGGTTATCAGGTATTGTTTCGCCTGGATAAATGCCGATAGTGTATTCAGCTTGGCCCTGTATTAACTGCTTCTGAACAGTTCCAACAACAGGGATAAGGAGCGTTTCCGTACTCCAAGCATCAACCATCTGCGCAAAGGTTTGTAGTGCGTCAGCACCTTCAGACTCAGATAACGGCTCCCCTGCCGATAATACTCCAATTTTACGAAGTGAGGCCCTGATTATATCCCCGGTTGTTCTGCTCATTGCATGTTTCTCCCATGATTTTTGTGATAGCCATATTTAACTTCGGCTTCTAATCGAGATTTAATTGCTAAAGATTTATCTGAATGCCGGCCTAAATAAATCTTTTTATTTCGCACTGATATATGGCTCTCCCATTTACCAGTCTTTTTGTCAAAAGAAACGCCTGTAACACCACTTGAATTACTATTCAGCATAACTTTATTTTTGCAATTGTCAGCCTTTGTTACAGACCTTAAATTTTCAAACCTATTGTCATGCCTAATATGGTTTATATGATCTATCTCTCCGGCTGGGTTATCTCCAGTCATATATAGCCATGCAAGCCTATGAGCTTGATACCTAGCTCCATCCAGCCCTATTACAATGTACATCCTTGTTTTATGTTTTGAACCAGCAACAGAGCCAGCTTTTATTCTTCCAGTTGATCCTGTGTCATTAACCCAAATGAAAACACCTGTTTCAGAATCATACTTCAAAAGCTCTTTTAATCTTTCTTGTGTTATACTTTTGCTTGTCATGTTATTACCTTTAATAATAATTTGATTTAGCCACATTACTTGTCGAGAGTTTTGTGGCTTTTTGTTATCACCTAACTGATTAGGCGTTCATTGCTTCAGTGATTTTATCAATCATAGTTTGTTCGCTATGATTCATAGTTAGTGAAAGCCCGTAACCTTCATTACCAAAAGCTTTTAATTGCTCTTTTGTTAATGACATTGGATCCTCTGCGAAAATTTGACGCGTTTCAGCATCGGCAAGATTTGAATCTAAACCATTAACAAGCTGATCAGGCTCCTTTAAACCGCGGCGTTCAGCTTCAGCAATAAATTCAGCGTCACCAAACTTAGTAATGTCTAAAGCAACTGAAGCCATTTTATTAGCTTCTGCGCTTAACTGTTCAGGAGTCATTACAATGAAGCCAATTTTTTCTAACATAATTTTTAAGTGTGTTGGATCTGCGTTTTCAGCTTGTTCAACTGTAATACCCACGCTGTTATCTTTAGGGATATTTAAACGCGCTGGACTGTCAAACCAACCATCTTCAATCATTGCCTTGTATTCATCGGACTCTTTGCCGCCGACAAAATTAAACATTTCGCCTTTTGGCTTTTCTTTTGAGAATAAAAAAACTGATTTCTTTGGGTTAACTAACTTTTCAATACGCTTTGCCATGTTATGCACCTTGTTTTATTGATAGGTAATCTATTGCCTAAAAAGCCCAGCAAGTGCCAGGCTTTAATTTAGTTGATTAATGGTTAGCCTGAAACAGCGCCCCACTGACGCATCGCCAATTCTCCGTAAATAAGCTGTGCACCCCAAACAATATCAATACGTGTAATTTCTGACATTTCATTAATGTCATAAGCTTGAGTAAGCAAGATTGATAGACCAGACTCAGGATCATATACACGCTCTTTAACTGTTGCAGACTTAGGAAGCTCTAAGTTAACAACACAAAGCGCGATAGCGTCACGATGGAACAGGTAGTTTTGTTCGTAAGTCGTGTTAGCTAAACCTTGAACCGTGATAGGTGCATCATCAGCAGGTAAAGCGGTAACGTTTTGGTAGGCGCCTAAGCTAACAGTATCACCATCTTCATTGGTGGTTGTTAATGTACCGTCATTTAAAGAAGGTGCAAACGTGATAGTAGCTAAACCGCCAGCAGTTGAATCGACATCAGCTTGCACAACGAACTCCTGCAAGATGCCAGTTGTTTCATAAGACTGAGGGTTAACACCATAAACGCCAGCAATAGTAAATACATCACCAGTAAGCAATAGACCAGTAATTGAAGTGTCCCAACCATCAGTAGTGATAGTATTACCGTTTGTAATTGTGCCAGCTACAAGCGGAGTACCACCGTGATCACCTACTGTATGTTTAGGTAGGTTTTGAGACTCGTAAGTTTCGTAATTAGAAACAGGGCCTTTGTAACCTTTTTTGTAGGCTGCTTCTACCATGCTTTCTTTAAACAGCTTGGTTACTTCATCAGATAGTGAGGCACAAGTGAACGGGTCAATAACCGCTCGGCGCATACCATCATCAGGAACAGCATAAGTTGTTTGCTTAGCGGCTGCATTAGCAAAATCGATAAATGCACCGGGGCGTGTGCCAGGTGTACCAGTAGTATGAAAAGCATTTTTCAAAGTTAACGCAATAGAGCGATCAACTTTGTTAGCCATTTGGATCATACCTGATTTAAGGTAACGCTCTGCAAACTGCTCAATATCAAGCGTTTTATCTTTAACCGTGTACTCAAGGCCAACATGTTCTTGACGGTTAATAGAAAACGGGATTGTTTGATCAACCAAAGGCTGCTTAACCAGTGTGCGGCCTGAAGCTGATTTGGTACGGTACGGTAGTTTAAGGCGAATAGTATCACCAACTTTACCGAATGTTTTTTCGTAGTCGCG